TTAACAGAACTTGTTTCAGTATTTGCATATTATTCATACGCAGGGTACATTGCTGAATTAGGTGGACGTATTCGTGCTACTAACGGTAACAGTTCATACGGTACATACGGAGTTATTGCAGAAGGCACAGATACTTATGAAGTGCCGTTATATGCAAACTTAAACAATCGTGGTGAAGATGCTTATATTACAAACGTTGTAACTGATGGTGCAGATGAAGTACTACGTATCGAATTTGCAAATGCAGGAACTAATTACACAAACGCCAGCTGGACTGTTAGTGGTTCAGGATTTAACGCTGCGGCTACTGGAGACGAGTTTAGAGACTATGGTGTTTTTGAAACACGTTTAATTGACTTAGACGATGGTTATGGCTATGGCGGAACAGGCTACCTAACAGCAGCCAACGCAGCTCAGTTAAGTGCTGTTGGATATATTACTATTGCAGCTGCTGACGGACAATTAAGTACAGCCTACACTGGAATGAGAGTAGTCATTACAGCTGGTACAGGTGCCGGACAATTTGCTGCAATTTTAACTTATAACAACGGTAGTAAAGTTGCAAAAGTTTATAAAGAGTCCTTTACTAATTTAACTGTAACTGGCAGTACTGATGCAGGCGATACATTGACTGTAGCAAGTACAGCAACATTGTACGCTAACATGCCAATCTATCTTGGTTCAGCAATTGGCGGATTACTTGCTAATACGCTATATTATGTACGAAGCGGATTTACAGCAACAACATTTACAGTTAGCACAACAAGCGGCGGCGCAGCAGAACCAGTAACAGCAACAACTACTGGACAGACTGTAACGTTGTACGCAGCTGGATGGGACAGTGTAGTGCCAGGTAAGACTATTGAAAATAATCTAGACGTCACCACTACTTACATTATTGAACCACGCATTACGTATAGTGCTCCAGGTTATACAAGCACTGCTAGAACACTAGCAACTTCTGCAACATGGCAAGCCGTAACTTACGCAGCAAACACATTCTTAGCAATCCCAACAGGTTCTACAGCAACTACATATAGTGTTAATGGAACAACATGGAGCGGTGCTGGTAACTTACCAAGTGCAACAACATGGGTTGACGTTGCATACGGTGGTGGCGAAGGTGCAACTGCCACAGCTATTGTAGGCGGATTAGGTGGTGTTGGCGCTCAGTTAGAAGCTGTATTAGGCGAAGGCCTAACAGCCGGCCAAGTTGTTAGTGTGAATGTTATTGAAGGTGGTTTTGGATACTTAACTCCACCAACAATTGAATTTGTCAGCGCAACTGGAAGTGGAGCAACTGGAACTGCAATCGTATTAGACGGTGCAATTACCGGTATTACTATGGATATTACTGGTTCAGGTTATTTGACTGCTCCAACAGTTAATGTACGAACTGATGTAGTTACTGGAATCACTGTTAACTTCTGGGGCAAAAATTATACAAGTGCTCCAACAGTAACAATTTCAAATCCTGGAGGTGTAACAACTTCGTCTTGGTCAGCAACAACTTCAGTATCTAATGGCCAATATTTAATTACAGATACAAATTACATTTATCTAGTAACAGGAAGTGGAACTACTGGTGCAGCTAAACCAACACATTTAAGTGGTGCCGTACTTAACGGAACAGCAACACTAACATTCTATGGACGATTGGCTAGCGGCACAGCAGTCTTAACCAACAATGGAGTAAGTTCAATCACTGTTGGTTCTGGTGGCGGACTAGGTTACACAACTGTTCCAACAGTAACAATCTTAGATACAAATGCTAAGTTTATTACAATTCCAACAACAGCTAGTGCAGGAACTACAAAAGCAGCGTATCAAACAGTAAGCGGAGCAACAACAGCAGCTGCATGGTCGCAAAGTAGCGGTTCATTACCTAACGGAAGTTATGCATCTATAGCATACGGACTAGGCTACTGGGTAGCTATTGGTGGAACAGCTACAGCAACACGTTCATTTGATGGTAATACATGGAACACTGTAACAATTGCCACTCTAGGTGCTGGAACATATTCTAGTCTTGCTTATGGTAACGGTTACTTTGTTGGTATTGCAACAGGATCTAACGCAACTGTAGTTTCATCAACTTCAGGTAATAGTTGGGCAGCAGGCGGAAACATGCCGTCAACTACTACTTGGACAAGTATTGCATATGGTAATGGCAGATTTGTTGCTATTGCCAGCGGTAGTAAAGCAGTTGCTTATAGTATTAACAACGGTACATCTTGGTTATCAAGTCCAGCAGGCTTGCCAAGTTCGTTAACTTGGACAAAAATTACATATGGACAAGGTTTATTCTTAGCGATTGCTTCAGGCACAAGTTCTTGTGCTACAAGCCCAGATGGTGTTACATGGACATTGCGTACAATGCCAAGCAGTTCTGCTTGGAAAGGTGCAGCGTTTGGTAATCCAACTATTGTAGGTAACGGTGTTAGCCCGATATTTGTTGCAGTATCTAATACTAGCGGACAAATAGGAGCAAGTATTAGAACTGGTGCAACAACACAAGGTAGAATAGAAGTTTCCTCTGGAGTTGTTGCAGAAATTAGAGTAACAGAACCGGGTTCAGGATACCCAAGAGGACTAGTTACTGCAACTACCACAAGTACTAATGTTATCACAACTTCTGATACTACAAACTTAGTGGCATTACAACCAGTTGAATTTACTGGATTAGATGCATATGGCTTAATTACTGACGTAACATACTATGTTACTACAGGAAGCATTGTTGCTAATACATCATTTAAAGTATCAGCTGACGTAGCTCTTGCAACAGCAGGCACCGCAGTTAATTTAACCAGCGGATCAACATTAACTGGAAGTTATAGAGCCGGTCCAATTGTAACTCAAGTTGATCCTAATAAAACAAGAACAGCAGCTACTCGTGTACGCATGGGTGTTGGTGCATTAGGAAATCCAAGTTTTAGTAACAGAGGAACAGCTAATACAACAGCAACAGCAAACGTAACTGGTGACGGTTATGCAGACCTATATCAAGCAAGTAACTTTATTAACGTATCTGGACTATATGCTGAACCAACAGCAGGCGCAAACGTTGAATTTGCAAGTATTCCAGGTGTATGGTTCAAACTGGTTGCAGTAAACAACTTGTTAGGTACAGATGGTAACTACACAGCTACATTCCAAATTAATCCATCGTTGAGTGTATTAAATGCACCAGCGCATAATGATAGAATTACTACTAGATTGAAGTACAGTCAAGTACGTCTAACAGGACATGACTTCTTATATATTGGTACTGGCGGAACCGCAAGTACTAACTACCCAGAAGTTGACGTTTCATCAGCTATTACAGCTAACCAATCGTTAAGTTCAAACGGTGGTCGCGTGTTCTTTACAAGTACTGACCAAGATGGTAACTTTAACGTTGGTAATTTGTTTGGAGTACAACAGGCAACTGGTACAGCTACATTGAACGCTAGTGCGTTTAACTTGTCAGGACTACAGTCCTTGCAACTTGGTACTGTAAGTGTAGGCGCAGGCTCGGCAGTTATTACTAGCTTTTCAACAGATCCGTACTTTACAGCTAATAGCGATAATATCTTGCCAACTCAAAAGGCAATTAAATCATATATTACAGCTCAAATTGGTGGCGGACAAAGCTCGTTGAACGTAAATACACTGACTTCGGGTGTTATATACGTGGCAAACAATACGATAAGTACTACAACAGGAGTACAAATAAATGTCAAGGCTAAGATGTATTTCACAGGCGGCGTGGACGGTGCTCCAGTTGCCCTAGTATACTTCATGCAAAAATAATAATGGAGAAATTATAACATGGCAACAGGAAGATTAGCAACACCAGTGCAATTAGCTACTGGAAATACAACATTATATACAGTGCCAACTGGTTACTATACTGTATGTAATATATCACTTACTAATACCAGCGCATCAGCTGTGACTTTTAGATTAGCAATTTCGTCAACTGCAACACCAAGTGATGTTGAGTGGATTGAATACGATACAAACCTTGTAGCAAAAGGTGTGTTTGAAAGAACAGGTATTGTAATTGGTCCTGGCTTATTTCTAGTAGCATTAGCCAGCACAGGCGCAGTAGTCAATGCAACAGTATATGGCATTGAAACAAGTACATCATAATTGGAATTGAGCGAGAAAAACTATGGCACGATATAATACCGTAACACCAACCACAACCGTTACAGCTGCTGGCTCGGTTACACCATCTGGTGGTTTACTAACAACACTTACAGGGTCAGCACCCTATACAGTTACACTGGCTAGCCCGTTACTATTTTCGGGTCAAAATCAGATTTTCTTTAACAACACTGGTGGTGTTGTTACATTAAGTACACCCGCAGGTAACTTAGTTGGTCCTGGATTTACAGCAGCTACTAGCCAAACAATTCCAAACCAAGCAACTTATACACTAACGTCTGACGGTACAAACTATGTTATTACCAACAACGAAGGTGGTCCGCAAAGTGCAACTACATTTACTGCCAGCAGTACATTAACTGCAAACGGAACATTAACTGCTACAAGTACAGTTGGGCTAAGTGGCTCAAATGCTGCAATTACAATTAGTCCAACAGGAACAGGTACAGTTACAATTAATCCAGCAGGCGCATTGTCAGTGACAGGTGCTGCAGGATTAACGCTAGGTACAGCAGGCCAAACTACCACAATGAACGGTAATATTTCGGCCAGTACTTCAAACCAAACAGTTACATTGAGTCCTAGTGGTACAGGTAGTGTTACTATTAGTCCAGCAGGTACTAACTCTGTAACAATCGCACCAACAGTTGCTGGTAACATTAACAACATGAACATTGGTGCAAGTACTAGAGGTACTGGCGCATTTACTACATTGGCTGCAAACAGCACAATGAGTTTAAGTTCAACAAGTGCTACACATACAATCAGTTCAACTACCTCATCAAGCGGAACAGGTTCAGGAGCATTAACTATTGCTGGCGGCTTAGGCGTAGCAGGAACAGCTTATGTTGGAGGACTTAATACTAGCGGAACTATTACAGCTAGTGGAACAACTACAGTTACTGGTACATTTACCTACGGTGGCGCAACAGTTTTAACAACTACTACTTCACCGTATTTAGGCACTAACAGTATTATTAGAACGAACGCTCAAACAATCAACGAATCAATTACAATTCCAGCTGGTACCTCTGGAGTAACAACAGGTCCTGTTACTATTGCATCAGGACAAACAGTAACAGTTAACGGCGATTGGAGTATTGTGTAATGAGTACACTAGTTACAGATCAGTTAGAAGGACCACATGAGGCTAACCACCTCATAGCGATGCCTAATAACACTACGTTGTATGCTCCAGGACAAACAATTCAAACAGTTTGGCGTAAATTTCAAACTGTAGCAACATACAACAGTTATAACGACAACGTCAGTCGCCCAATAAGCGGCTTAGATGTTAGCATAACATTAAAACGAGCTAACAGCAAAGTAATCTTAAAGTGGTGGATTTTTTACGAATGTCATCATAACATCACCTTCCAAGCTATTCGTGGCGGTAGTGTTATTGGGTTTAACTCAGAAGTAGGCAACGTTAGATACAGCGGGATGGGAGCAGCTGACTACGAACACAGTCACAATCAAGACAGTACTCCAACATATCAGCATCATTGTTGGATTGATACTCCAGGTTCAGTTGGGCCGCACACTTATCAAATTGGATCTAGAAGCAGCGGAGGTTCTAACTATGATATTAGAATGAATCGCAGCTGGTCTGGTCCAGGCGACGATTACGAAATTGGTGTTAGTTGGTGTGTAGTAGAGGAGATTGCGGTATGACCGTAACTATTAACAATCTTGAACCAGCAACCGGTACAGAAATAACATTTAATGCAGCTCACAGAATGTTGCATCAAGGTAAAGTTGTGCAAACCATTACAACTACCACTCATACTCGTCCAACTCTTACCGCAGCAAATAGCGGTAATGGCACTATAATTAGTACAGCATTAAATCTTACAATTACTCCGTGGCGAGCAGACAGCACTATTTGGTTGCGTTGGACTGTTGCTTACGAAGTAAATCACGACACTGTATTTTTAGTACAACAAGATGGTAGTTTAATAGGATACAATACAGACTTAGGTAATAACCGTTGGAGTGGTATTGTAACTCCGCAATATGACGCTGATTATTCGTCAACTCCTCAGGTCAGTACTATAAATTGGTTTGTAGTAGCAGGATCAACCGCTGCAAGAACTTATCAGTTATGTATTAGAAGTGCTGGTGGCAGCAATCATACATTTGCTCTTAACAGGTGTGTTAATTCTGCAGGTCAAGATGATCATGAAAATGGCGTAAGCCACGGAATAGCAAGGGAGATTTGCGGATGACACTTAAAGTTAATGCAATTAGCGCAATAGGTACAGAAGTACGTATAGCACATCCTAATGCCATTTATCAACCTGGGCAAATTATCCAAGTTCGTTGGAGTCGTGCTATGCAGCGCCTGCGCTATAACATTCCAAACAATGACGGCGGTTCTCGTGGTGATGTGTTTGCCACAGGTATTAGTGAAGGCGGAACTATTATAAGACCTTTGGATGTTACTATTACACCTAAAAGTTTAGATAGTTTTATTTTTATAGAATTTTGTGTGGCCTATGAAGCAACCAACAACATAGTTTTCAACATTGTTAGAGACGGCATGCTAGTAGGTGCTGCATTTGGCAACGTGAACGATCAAAATTATAATATGAGACATACAGGTGCAGGTGTGAGTAGATATGATAATAACGATAGCTCAACACCTAGTCATATTTGCTTACCTTGGGTTGACCGTCCAGGAACAACTAGTCCAGTAACTTATGGATTTGCAGCAAGAAGTTCTGGCGGCAGCAACCACGAATTCATGTTAAATACAACCTACGGCAGTTATCTAAACGGCCAAGACGACCATGAAGTTGGCGTCAGCTTTGGTATAGTACAAGAAATAGCATTTTAAATAAAGTTAATAAGGATACAAGAATGGCAGACGAAAATAAAATTTTACCAGTGGCAACAGCTCTAAGTGTATTGTGCCCAAACAATCGTTGGAGTATTCAATCTGATGATTTGTCTACACTTGTATGGGACGATGCGATTGAGCTAAGACCTACAGATGAAGAAATTAATGCAAAAGCCCAAGAGCTATTAGATGCAGCGCCACTAAGACGCCTTCGTCAACTTCGCGATGAACGTATGCGTGAAGTCGATTGGGTTACATTACGAGCAGCTAGAACAGGTGAGCCAATTCCTCAAGAATGGCAAGATTACATGCAAGCTCTAGCAGACATTACAGATCAAATAGGTAATGCTACACTTAGCGGTAGAGAAATATTTGGCGTAACATGGCCAGAGCGTCCAGACGGCAAACCAGCTGGCAATCAACGAGCAAGTAGAGGATTGTTTGGTCTATGACAACATTACGAGTTGACAATTTACAACATCAAAATCGAGAATATTTATTACCTGTATCTCAATTAGCTCAGCGTGTAATAAAAGAATATCGACAGACTTATCAAAATGGATCGTGGGATCCAAGCGATTCTTACGCCTGGGCGCCAGGTCTGTGGGTAGATTATCAACCAGCATCTGCATCCAGTAGAATTAGATGCACAATGAATTTTAATTTTTCTCATACTAACGGACATGCTATTGCTCATTGTATATTTTATACTAATGGTAGTACAGAACAAGGTCGTCACACTATTGCAGGACAAAGTCCAGAATATCGACATGTGTACGTATGGGAATTCGCCAGTTGGGGAACTAGTCGTGCTCGCATAGGCTATCAAATTAGACGCTACGGCGGCAGCAATATTCCACGTTTCTTTGGAACACACCACTGGGATGGTGTTGGTTCAAATCAAACAGGAATGAGTCAAATTTTAATTGAGGAATATTTACCAATATGAGTACGCTTATTACTGATAGAATTTTACTAGATCCTAATAGCGACATTGCACCTATTCCTTTAACTGAGTTAGGATATCGAGTTGTAAAACAAGCTCGCGCTACGTATGATGGCGGGCAGTGGAATGCAAACACTACATATAACTGGGTGCCAGGAATGTTTAATGACTATACCCCATTATTAGCCACATCAAGAATACGTATGACCTGTATGATTCCTTACGCTAGAAATACTGGAAGTTCCCATTGTATTAGCCATTGGATATTTTATGCCAACGGTCTTGAACAAGGTCGACATGGAGTGTCAGGACAGCATCACGAAGATATGCGAACATATATATGGGATGTGGCCAGTTGGGGCACAAGCTCTGGACGTATTGGCTATCAAATGAGATGTTACGCAGACGACAACCATGAAGTTAGGCCATACACTACTCAATATTGGGACGGCGGTGGCTCAAATCAAACATGTAGAGGCCAGTATGTTATTGAAGAATATTCGATACAGGGAGTATAATTAATATGCCAAATACTACTCAACTATCATTTATTCGAAACATAGCTGGTACTGTAAACGTTCCTGTTATTGAATTAAAAACTCGAGTTATTCAGTATATAAGACAAGATTATACCGGTGGTGTGTGGAATCCAGACACCACATACAACTGGGTGCCAGGTACCTTTTGGGATTTTACACCTAAACAACCAGACAGTGTTATTAAGTACACTATGCGAGTACCTATAGCAAGAAGTGGCGGATCATCACATGCTATTGGCAACTGGTATTTTTACGCCAACAACATAATCTATTATCGTTGGGAAGACAGTATGAATCATTACGAAAACGGAAATGTGTGGGAGTTTCAAGTTCCTAGCTGGGGGACCAGCACTGGAAGAATTGGACTACAACATCGTGCTCATAGTAATGATAGTAATGAATTAAGAATGTATACCACAGAATATTGGGACGGTGTTGGATCAAATCAAAATTGTCGAGGTCAATTGTTTATTGAGGAGATTGCACTGTAATGGGTACTTTAACAACAAGTTTTTTAAGTAGTGTTAATGGCGGCTTGATAGTACCAATTAGAGAATTGGCCACTAGAGTCATTAAACGTTATGAAGCTGTATACACATCTGGAGAATGGAATCCAGACAATACAAGTAACTGGGCTCCCGGCGGCTGGGTAGATTTTACTCCGTTAAGAGCAGACAGTAGAATTGTGTTTATATGGCGTATTCCTACAGCATGGTCAAACGCCTCACACAGTATTAGTCATTGGAGATTTTATGTTAATGGTGTACTATACTATAGACACGGTATGGGCGGAACTCACGTAGAAGATGGCAATACCCTAAAGTGGGATGTTCCTAGCTGGGGAACATCATCTGGACGTATTGGATATCAAGTTAGGTCGTATGCCAACGACAATCACGAAACACGTTTATATACCACGTATTACTGGAACGGCACTGGTCGTTCTGCACAAAATTCTTACGGACAATTAATAGTCGAAGAATGGGCGCAATCAGGATTACCAGCCGGCGCAGACAACACAGAAGGTGTAGTAACCGCAAGATAAATTAGAGGTTATACAATCTAATAAATAAGAGTAGGGTGTAATAACCAACAGATTAGGAGATAAAGCATGTCAAATGAAATTGATTTTGGTGAAGTAATGCATAGAAAAGAAGAAACTCGCCTACGTAGAATTGCACAACTGCGATCTACCCCAGGAGAGTATCCAGGTAAGGATGAAATACTTGTGGCATTATGGGAAATGGTAGTTGAAAATCGTCCAGAAAAAGCACAGGCTCTGCAAGTTCGTAGAGAAGAAATCAAAGCCAAATATCCTAAAGACTAAAAATGACAGCAACCCTAATTGTAGATAACATAAGAAACTCGGCAAATACAGTAAATTTGGCGACCACTTATCTACGTAGACGACTAGTTCAACGTGTTTATAAACGTTTTCACGGTGGCGGTAATCCAGAACAAGGCGGTGGTGGCCTTTGGAATCCAGGAAATGAATATAGACCAATTCCAGGTAATACGTTATCTATTACGCCCATATACAGTGATAGTATTTTAGTATACACTTGTAATGCACCAGTAGGACATCGTCAAAATAGCCACAGTATCACCCACTGGAAGTTTTACGCTGGCGGACAAGAATATGCTAGACACAGCAAATCTGGTGAGCATATGAGTTTCGCTCACGTACACAGATGGGAAGTTCCTAGTTGGGGCGCAGGACGAGCAGGATCAATGGGATATCAAGTAAGACAGTATGGAGACGGAACGCACTCCACACATTATAACGGTAGACGTTGGCTTGACGGAAGTGATACAAGTCGCTCAGTGCCAAGTTATGTAATGGTAGAGGAGTATGTGCCCGCATCATGACATCAATTATTCAAGTTAATACAATACAAAACGAAGCTGGTACAATCTCAAGACCAATTCAAGATTTTGCACATAGGACAATTCAGCGTGTGAGTTATACACATAGAAATGGTTGGATTCGAGGCGACAATACTTATTATTGGTTGCCTGGCGGCTACGCAGATTTTACACCAATTAGATCAGACAGCAGAATTAGATCTCATTGGAATATACATACTCGAGATTATGGATCTAGTCACATGATCATGCATTATATATTTTATCGTGATGATATAGAATATGGTCGTCACACTCGTGGTGGTCATGAAATTGAAAATACAAATGCAATGGAATGGGACATACCAAGTTGGGGCGCGGGCCAGAAAGCACGTATGGGTTATAGATATCGTGCCTACTCAGACGGTAACCACAACGCTCACTTGTATCATACAGAATGGTGGGACGGTGGCGGCAACAGTAACAGTGTTCCAGGACAATATACTATTGTAGAATATGTTCCTAAAATTCCTCTAAACACAGCAGACATGCCGCACAGCCAGCAGAACATGCAAAATAGTACTGTTAGAAGTAATGGTACTGGCGGTGCAGGATCAGCAGCCAGTGATGGCATGTCTGAAGATAGACAACGCGGTCTTAGTTTTGGATGGCATTCAAGTCCCGCAGTTTTTCCTGGTATATGTGCGGTTTATATGGGTAACAAATATCCTAACGGAGTTGTAGTTAATCAATTAAAACTAATTGCTCATGCTAACCATTTACAAGCATTTACTATTCAAGGTAGTAATGATAGTGGTCAGGGTGCAAACTTCCACAATGCCGGAAACTGGACTACAATTATCACAGGCGACGGTGGTGGTCCAGGTTCAGCATTTGATCGCCAGGCGCTAGACTACCAATCAACCAATACTACTCCATATTTGGCTTATAGAATAGTAGTAACTAGTGGTGGCAGTGGTTGGGCCAGCTACGGTTGGGAACTATACGGTTACTAAGTCACAATTAAACTTCTGTTTTAGGTAAACTCATAAGTACTTAAAACAGGAGTTTAATATGCATTACGACGAAGTAATTTCAAACTTTCTTGAAAAAGATAAAAAAATTCTATATGTTGGAACACATACTACCGACATTATTGATAAAGAATTAACACCGTCAGAACTCCACATTTTAGACACTGATTCGTTTCCACTAGACGATGCAACAGTTCCTAACGAACTAGACTATGTAATTTTTACCGATGCTCTAGAGTTAGTTGATAATCCAAAAGAAATTATAAGCCAGCTAAAATGGAAATCAAGTCAGTCTATAATTTACGAATTCAAACACCGAGAAGAAACTGAATCTAAACCAGAATGGAAAAAACCTTGGACAACTATTGGACTAGAAAATTTCTTAACTTGGGAATTTGATTATGTAAGAAGTGTGTATTTAGGCTATGCCACTGTATATTTCTGCAGCAGTCCTAACGACATAAAGCCAGAAATGTTAAACAAGGAGTAACCAATTGAAAGTTAAAAAAATTGCCATCGTTGGAGGTGGCACAGCTGGTGTAGTTACTGCACTAATATTAAGAAAAACATTTGAAAAATTAGAAATTGATTTAATTGAATCAGATAAAATTGGCATTGTTGGGGTGGGCGAAGGCTCTACTGAGCACTGGCAGTCTTTTATGCAACACTGTGATATCAGTACCACAGAACTAGTTAAGCACACTGATGCTACATTTAAATATGGAATTAATTTTGAAAATTGGACAGGAGACGGATCTAATTATATTCACTCAATAAGCAGTGCATTTAACATGTCTGCTCAGAGTAACAGTAAATTTGTTTACTCATATCTAATAGCAAATGGCGCTAAACCATTGGATCTTGTACACAAGTACATTGCACAAAGTTTACATAAGATGCCATTTTTTACTATTAATCAGTTTCACTTTAATACAAATAAACTTAATACATTCTTGCATGACCTTTGCGATAAACGCAATATTAAAACAATTAAGGCAGAAATTAACGAAGTAAAATTATCTGAAACTGGAGAAATTAGCGAATTAATTTCAGAAGATGGTAGATCATTTAAATACGATTTATACGTAGATTGCACAGGGTTCCACAGACTTTTATTACACAAAGCAATGGGAGTTAAATGGAAAAGTTACAACAAGTATCTTCCTATGAATAGTGCTATTGCGTTCCCAACAGAAACTACAGAAAAAATTCCTAGTTGGACATTAGCTCGAGCAATGACCAGTGGTTGGTTATGGAGAATTCCTACACAACAACGATATGGTAACGGTTATGTGTTTAATGATAATTTTATATCGTTTGATCAAGCAGTACAAGAAGTTGAACAACACTATGGCCATGAGATTAATGTTGGTAAAAAAGTTAGTTTTGATGCTGGTTGTTTGGAAAAATTCTGGGTTAAAAATTGTGTTGCAATAGGATTATCATCTAGTTTTGTAGAACCGCTAGAAGCAAGTTCTATTGGATGTAGTATTCAACAGGCATTTAAATTGAATACAGTATTACCTTCATACATGCCAGGAGTGA